TTGACATCTCCAAACACTGGATCTAAAGCTGTTTTTGTTACTGTATCGATTGGTCTAGCCATAAAAGAGGGATCAGTCATGTCTGTTTGCAAAGGATCTAATCTATTTTTTTGTAGATCAGCTATTTCTATTCTTTTCTCATCTTCTGCTGCTTCTTCAACTGTTTTACCAGCTTTACTGTCTTTTAAAAAACTTACACCATCAAAAACACTTTTAATGGAATCAAGTCCTTTACTGAGAAGACCAGTAATACCAAGACCAGACTCTTGTGCAGATCTAATGGCATCTGTAAGATCTTCTTGTAGAAATCTTTCAGCTTCTGAAAAAAACTTAGGTGCACCAGGAGCAGGACCTAATCTTCCTTCTATTTGTGGTCGTAAATAAGATGGCACGGCTAAACCACCAGTTCCACCCATATTATTGGTAGGATCTAGACCTCTTGATATATCAAACGCTGCTGCAAAAGCAGGATCGTACGTTAAATTAGATCTAGATCCAACATTTGTTATGTTTGTTCTATTACTACCAACTTTTGGTTCAGCTATTATATTTGCAGTGGCTTGTGCATAATTATCTTGATCTTGCTGACTTGGTGCAACACCACCAGTTCTACCAGACGGATCGAGTCCACCTTGGATAGATTGCATATCTGATAAAGAAGCAAAATCCACTAATAGACTCCTTTAAATCCAGTTCCTTGAATAGCGGCTCCACCACCACGAGCTATGCCACCTAATTTCATTTTCTTTCCTTTGGTGGCTCCTGCTATTCTATCTGCTTGAGTTGGGTTTGGATTTTTGTCTATACCAGCTTTAACACTCAACATTCCAAAATCAGTAGCACCACCCTCTGATTTTTTTAACTCTTCCATAGCTTTTCTATTTGCTTCAGCTACACCTTTACTAAACTCTTCGTTTAAAATTACAGTTGTATCTTTTGCAAATGGATCTTTCTTTTTAGTTTTCTTTTTAACTAAGTTTTTTGGTCTAAGTTTTGGTTTATCTGATTCTGTTAAAAGCTTTTCTATTTTTACTTTAGCTTTTGTGAATTTACCCTGTTTTGCGTAAACTGGTTTTTTCATGACATTCTCCAAGATTTGTGATCCTCCGTCTTTGCGACTTCGACCTTTGTTGATTAAACCCTTGGCTTGATTATACGTTATACCCATATCTTTTGCAAACTGCCTAACCCTTGCCATGTGATCTCCTTATTGCCTCTTTACCTTTTTTAAAAATACTAGCCACTTTATTCTTCTTCATAACCTTTGCTCTTTGCTCACCGACTGTAAGTATCTGTATCTTTCTCGCATATGGTTTATTGATTCTTTTAACTTTCGCAACTGTTGCTCTTGCGTCTGCCTCTGTGGCAAACTTGATCCTAACGGTGTCTTTTGGATTCTCATCCGTGTATAATCTTCGTCCAGAACCTTTTGGTTTCTTGCCAGTTCCAACTTTAGGATCTTTTCTTTTTGCCATTTTTCAAAACGCTAGTTAGTGTTTTAGCTTGACCTGCGTGTAATCTTGATGCTTTTTTCAAACCTTTTATAACTTTTTTTATTTTTTTAGATTTAGTTTTCATTATTTTTCCTTCTTACTCTACACTCTGGACAAAAATCTCCCTCTGGTAATTCAAATCCACACTCTGGACATTTATTTGTATTCATTATTTTTTCTTGAACATCTTTGCAGCTTGTCCAACTCCCTTGATTCCAAAACTCGCACTAATTGCAATATATAAGAGGTACTGATACCACTCTGGCAAAGTTGCCAATATATCAAATCCCTCTTTAACATACTCTTTCATCCCAGGAATAAATACTAAAATCGCAGGGGCCAAAAGGACTACTAAGGCAAACTCGTCCTTCCAGCTATCCACTGTAGCATCTGCCATCTTACCCTCCCATGCAACCTCACCTGCTGCAACCTTTTCTGCAACAGTTGCACGAGCACGAGCCTCTGCAATTTTAGCTTGTCCTTCTGCCTTTGTCTTTTCGACTTTGTTTTCAAACCAAGTTCCAGCTAAACTAGCTATAGGTCCTATTAACGCTTGAAACACTCCGTCCTCCTACATACACAGATCTTCATACTTTGTTGTATGAAGTCTATGTTTAGATAGTTCTCTAGCAGAGCTAATACCAACTCTACCACTCTTTATTAGTTTATTTAAAATCCATTGTATCATTTTTTAAACCTCTGATCTATCCAGCACTTACCATAATATAAGATAAAAAGCCAAATTGTAAATAATATTCCTTCAAAATAAGATAAATCATTCCATGCGTCTAAAATTACACCACCGTCCATTATTTTCTCCCTATGCTTCTTAAACTCTCCATCACCTGATCGATGTCGGGCATTGTGCCGTTAGGATCATACAAACAGCGATATTTAACGGGACACCAGGTTTCGATCATCATGGTATAAGTTTTGTTGCCTCCTTGATAAATACAAGCTCTTTTATTTGTATATTTTGACGTAACTCTTTTCTTTAGTCTACAAGTTGTGTATTTTTTTGTATCTGGATTACGCCATTCTTTTTGTTGTCTAGAATAATCCTTTGGTTTGTATTCATATGCTCTTGCTTCTTTAATCCAGATACCAGCAACTAATACCGCAAAGCCACCTACAATTAACGCAACCAGTAACCATGTAACAGCCTCACCTATTTGTCGTCTTAATTGTTGTTGCTTGTATATTGTTTGTTGACGTTCTTTTCGTATCTGTCCTTCCATTTTTAACAGATCGTCATACGCTTGTGGGCCATAAGTCATATTAAGAAACATTTTAAGCTCATAGCGTTGTTCTTCAAGTTTCTTTTTTGCTGCATATGCAGACAGTGCTGCCTCCTCTATTGAACCTGCTTTGAACAACTTACCAAACAAAGGTGGATTCTTAGCTTGTTTTTCTGCATTGTCTACATCACTCACAGCACCCATCCAGCGTCCGATATCTCCAGACATTTGTTCAATGTCTCGACCTACAGAAAAACCTTTCTTGATTGCGTCAAATGCTTTTGATGCTACACCCATAGCTAATGATATTGTTACTGGATCCATGTCCAGAGTATATCATAGGTTATTTAGCTTTGTTACCCCTGTTAGCTGATGCCATATTAATTCTGTAAATGTTTACATCATTTCTATCATCAGCAATGTTCTCTTGCAGAGACTGTCTTTGTTGAGCAAGTTCGTAGGCTTGTTGTAATTTAGCTGAATCTATCTGAAAGTTCATTTGATCTTTCATAGCTTTACGCTGTAGCTCGGCTGTATCGTTTTCAAGCTCTTGTTTTCTAATCTCAACTAACGGATCTGTCTGTTGCTGTGGTTGTAGAGAAGGCATTACTTCTTTCAGGATCTCACCAGTTTGTTGTGCTATTGCAGCCTCTACAGCATCTGGATCTAGTTGAGGAACAGGCTGACCTGCTAGTTGTGCGGCTTTAATAGACTCTTGGAAGAACTTAACAACCTGATCTCTAGCCATCATACCCACATGCTCTTGTGTATGTGCCTGTAACAAGATAAATGTCTGCGGATTTGCCTGACCTGCTGGAGTTGATAAGAATGCTATGTGTGCTCTAACGTGTGCCTCATGATCTTGTTGTTGAAAAGCTTGTACAGGCATACCTTTTAGTGCATTTCCGTTCTCAGTTGCTGGATCTGTTGGCTGTGGTTGCATCGGAGGAGGTAAAATACCCTCAATATTCTTAATATCAAGTGCATCATACATTCTTCTGTACGCTTCATGAAGATTATGCATCTGTGGAGCAGCTTGAGCCAGTTGTAATTGTGTCTGAGCCAGTGATAATCGCTGTGCCATAGAGAAAATATTCGGATCTGACACTGGAAGTATGTCAATACGCCCATCAAAGTCGGATTGCATGGTCTCTGGAGGCACATTTCCAACAAAATATGGGTATGGAACAGGATTTTCGCTAAAAATCTCCGATAACATGCGAAATTCTTGCTTCTGAGCGTAATGTAGACGCTTATGTATGCTAGAAATGATCTTTGAACCCTGTTCTATAAGTGCAACAGTGGTTCCAACAGGTGCTTGAGAGTTAACATCTGCTATTTTTGCGTCTGCAACCTGTGCAAAACGTCTTCCAGAGTCAACAACTACCCCTAAAAGCTGTGCTAATGTGCCAGATGGCTCTTTGTATGGCAGTGGGATAATGGAATTTTTGAGATCTCCACCTGGGACATCGATGTCTCTGAACTCACCAGGATTAAGAGGATCGTCATCGTTACGAATACGAACACCTCTCGCTTTGAAACCTGCTGGAAGATTCGATAAAGTACCTGCATCTATCAATTGCCTCAATATTGAGGTGGCTGCACGAGACAAACCACCGATTGTGTGTAATAAACCAAAGCCGTAAAACCCAAAACCCGGTAAAAACTTGTAATGAGTAAAATATTGTCTCTTTCTTTTTAGTGGGTCTTGCTCTCTAAAGTTTCTAGAAATTGATAACACTTTTCCAGACCCTTGATCAATGGTGACAATATAAGGAAGCATAATCCCCGAAGGATTCCCCTCCATATCCTTGTCTTCAAAACCTTCCAGATCCAAGTCAACATGGCACTCCAGTAAGGTAAAGACATCATCAGAATAGTTCGGGCGTAGTCCCAACAACTCATCAGCACGTTCTTGGATAGCTCCTTCGTCTTGGTCGCCATCTGAGCTAGATAATTCAACATCTCTGTAAACTCCTGCTACTTGTAGTTTTCTGATTTCATTATATGTCATTCTGACAACATGTGTAACCCTCTCCGCTGTTCTTAAATCAGAAGCTGAGTACGGAACAATCATGTCCTCGGCTGGTACAAACTTGGAAACGGCTCTCTGCTTGGTTTCATCAAAATAAATTTTCTTGAATGTAGAACCTGTCAACGGCAAATAAAATAACATCTGATCTGTGTCTTGATCAAATTCTTCCATAACCTCAGTTATCTGATAGTTCATGAAATCTCTTACACGCTGTGCCTGTGCTTCAGTCTCCTTGGTCGGAGTTCCGAGAACCTGTGTCTTTACAGGACCGCCACTAGGTAACATCTCCTTGTATGCCTGTGCTTGGAACTGGGTCACAGCCTCAGACAATAATGGATGTGTAACACCACTCGCACCTAAAAAAGGCTGACTTCTATCTTCATAGTTTATGCCAAGAAGTCCTAGACCCTTGGATATAGCCTCTTCCCAATCTTCTCTGGATTCTACGTCTTCACGAAATTTAGATTGAATGTCCGAGGACAAAGAACCAAGAACCGACTCATCAAGTGCCTCGGCTAAGTTTGCATCATGATCATAAGGCACTGCTATAACCTCAGTAACCTCCTCGTTTACAAGTTCTATACCATCAGGTAGTTGCTCCTCGGTACTGGGGAGTTCTATCTGAAGACTATCTTCTTCGGGCATCATCTGACCCCCTGCTCCCATTGCTCTTTCTACCATTGTTGATATTTTTCTAGGTTCTGTAGCCATTATGTAATCCTCGTTACTCTTTTTTTGCCTGGAGCCAGTATATCAGAAAATCTGTTTTTAACTAATTTTCCTTTTCTTATAGGCTTTTTGTTTAATTTTCTTCTGATTTTAAAAAGTCTAGTCATTAATAATATTCCCTTGCCCCTCTTGGAAACCAGTCTTCTGGTTCATCTTCTCCTTGTAAACTAATAAAACCACCTTGTCTAAATCTAAGTAGTGCCATTGTCATGCTATCACAATAGTCATCATGATCGCCATTGGGAAAAGATGCAACCTCTTCTATAACTTCGTCAGCAAACTTTTCATCAGGATACCACACTTTTCCAGATTCGAAAATAGGAGACACCATGTGCATCCTTGTGGTCTTGTCCATACCACCCCCACCTTTACGCCTACCGGGACTGAACGTAGTAACAGGTAAATTCAGCATTCGTAACTCATCCGCCAAAGATGCTCCAGACGCTTTTGCCTCGATTAACATCATATCTGGCTCCCAGTATTCGTTTTGATCAACAGCAATCTCTTTTAGTTCTGGAAAGTTCCAACGCCCCTTTTTGGCATCTAACAAAATTAAATGTTGTTCTCCGTTTTCTTTTGGCTCAAATACACCCCACGTTGTGATGGCACTATAGTCCGCTGTTTCTTTTTTGCTATACGCTGTATCGTAACTTTGAATTATATAATCCAGTCTTGGTGTATCTTCTCTCTCCCACAACTGCCACCAGTCACGTTTGACCATAGCCACTTCTTCAGATGTAGGATTTTGTTGCCACTGTGCATTCCATTTACCAACGGATAGTGACGCTTTGACTTTTAGTAATTCTTCTTTTTTCCAGAATTCATGCCATAATGGTTCCCCCGAAGGAAGTATGGCTGGAAATTCTACCACCTCCCATTGATCTGCCATCAGGTCTCTTGCCTGTGCCCCCAGTAACCTTCCTGTCAAATCTTTTTTTGACCATCTGGTTTGCACAATGATAATGGTTCCCCCTGGTTGCAATCTCTGCCGTGGACCAGAAGTGTACCACTCGTAAGCTGTATCATACGCACTGCTCGATAGAGCATCTTGTTCCGAGTGCGGATCGTCAATAATTAATAAATCCGCACCACGACCTGTCATCGCAGCACCCACCCCTGCTGCGAAATATTCCCCTCCAGCACTGGTTTCCCATCTACCTGCTGCTTGGCTATCCTGTTTCAAGTCCGTGTCGGGGAATATCTCTGCGTATATGGGGTCGGCAATGAGATCACGAACCTTTCTACCAAATCTTACAGCAAGTTCTGTATTCATGGTAGCCTGTATTATCTTTAATTTTGGATTACGCCCCAAGAACCAAGATGGCATGAGATAGGATGCAAACTCTGACTTAGAATGTCGAGGAGGCATATTGACAATTAATCTCTTTAGTTTGCCCTCGGCTATCGCTTCTAGCTTCTCGGCTATGATCTTGTGATGCCGTCCTTCAATAAAACCATCGTACACATGTTTTGCATACGACATAAATTTATCACGAGCCAAATCACGAGTATCTAGCTTCTTGAGTTGTTCTTCCAGTAACAGTGTTTCTTTTAGCACCTCATCAGGCAGTGCTTGTAAGTTCGTTGACATGCCCAAACGATAATATATTTGAATAAATTTATCAACCTAACTATTACAGACGTAGGCTGTGTACAGCCTACGGTCATATACCTCTCCCCCCCTCCCTATAACATAAAACTTAATTTTGAAATTCTATAAGTTACCCTAAACTTGAGAACTGTTATCATTATCAACAAGCAGCACGTCAATAATTTTAAGACCAGCTGGGAAAAATACCAGCTGGAAAAAATAAAGAATATAAAACCAGCTGGAAAAAATAAGACCAGCTGGAAAAAATAAATTTAAAATAATTAAAAAAAACTTGAATAATGCTTTTTTTCCTATAATATAATCTTATACGTTAATATAATATAAAGGGAAAAATCATGAATATAAAAGAACTTAAGAAATATGTTAAACATACATATGATGTAAATTGTTTATTAGATCGTTTTGGTGCAAATACTAAGCTTAAAAAATCTAGTAAAGGCGTTTATAGTGTTGCTGGTCTTTCATTAATGCCAAGCTTAAAATTCTGTCCTATGTCAAAAAATGCTGGATGTTTTGACCTATGTTTAAAAAGTGCTGGACGTGGGAAATTTAACAACGTTGTTAATGCAAGAAACAATAAAAGTAATTTTTATAATAATGATTATAATTTATTTATTGAATTATTAATTCATGAATTAAAATTGCATGTTGTTAATTGTAATAAAAATAAAGTTAATCCATCTGCAAGACTAAACGTACTAAGTGACATACCTTATGAAAAAACAAATATATTTAATATATTTGAAGAGATTTATTTTTATGACTACACAAAAAGAGCGAATAGATTAAAAGCTTGTAATAATATTAAAAATTATAAATTAATGTTTTCATACTCAGGAAAACAAGAATATCAAAAGCAAGTTATTGAAGCTTTATATTTTAGCAATCCAATTGCTGTAGTTTTTAAAAATGAATTTCCAAAAATGTTTTTGAATAGACCAGTTTTTGACGGTGATTTAAGTGACATCGATAATTCAACCAAAGATAATTATATAATAGCATTAAAGGCAAAAGGATCTCTTGCAAGAAATTCTTTTAACAATTTCGTTGTTAATAATTAATTTAAACAAGCTGGACGTTTTAAACGTCCAGCAATTCAAAAGGGAAAAAAACAAATGAATAATAACTTAAAAAATTTAATACCATTATCAGTAATAGTAACAATATCAATATGTATAGTATTATTAAAAAATATCATTCAAGATTTTAATGAATATTATGGATATTATGACATAGCAATATTTATGCTAGTACAATTTATTTTAACATTTAACATTTATTTAACTATTAAATTAAATACGAAAGGTAACTAAAATGAAATTAAATAAAAATCAAATTAAAGAATTATCAAAAGCTCAGGATTTATTAAATCAATCTAGACAACTATTTGAAGGTTTTAAAGAAGAATATATTGATGATTTAAATTATTATTCTTTTGATTTATTGGATGAAAAAATTTATGAACTTGAAACAATTGAAAACGATATTGATAAGGAATTTAATTTATTAAATAATTAGTTTTCCCTAGTTCCTCCCCGAAAGGGGAGGGGCACCTATGACAGTAGTCCA